TGCTGATCAGCAACATATCTTTTATTTACTAGCAATAGCAATAGAAGTATGTTTAATAGAAGCAAAAGGTATAGGTTGATTGTTTTCGTCCATTACTAGTTCGCCGTTTACTGACCCACATAGCATTTTACCTTTGGCACTATAGAACATTGATGGTTTAATTTCGTATTCACCTATGTAACGTTTCCAGTTATTAGACTTTGGCGTTGTAGTTTGAGCTTTATATCCAGCCATTACTTACCTTGTCCTTTATACTTCTTATATGAACGTTTTTTGCTTTTATTCATAGAACTGAATTTTGTTCTTGAGTGATTATTTCCTATGCTTGTCTTTTTTGGTTGTGTTTCGTGGCCTATAAAATTCTTGTATAATTTCATAACCCTCCATAGTTATAGATGCTTCATGCAACTTTTAGCATTTATTTATGACTGATTCATGTTTATACAGACGGCTTGCTGTCCTGCTTTGAAATAACCATCACCTTTGCCTACTTCATCAGCTAGTGCTTCTCTAGCAAAGAAACAGTCTGTCATACTATTATGAGTTGTTACTGCTTCAACATAAGGCACTGCATCATAAAAATATATAAAAACTAGTACCCACATATTACAATCCTAGAATACCAAATAGATTAAACCAACCCATTGTGGTTCCAATAATGATTGGTGTGCCAATCATCATAAATGCAATAATAAAAAATGCTAAGATAGCACCTTTATTATTGCCTGCTTCGTTTGGGTTACTCATGCTCTCCACCTTTTCCACGGCCAAAGCCTCCAAAGTATTGTGGCTTATGTTTTGCTGTTTCGAATGTTGCTACTGTTATTGCAACTGCGGCTAATAGTAGTGCGTGTAGAATCATACTAAACACTCCTGCCCACATGCTACCTACGATAATGGCAAACACAATACACCACATCCATGCTAATACCTGCATAATCATATGTCGTGTACTGAAATCTGGAATGTTGCTAAGTGGATTCTTCTTATGATCCATTACTACATTCCAACTGTTGTAAATAAATTCTCTCATTGATATTACCTTTCTAAATATTACTTTTGTTGGATAATGTGCGTCCACATCATCTCTATATTCAATAGCATCAAGTACGTTATGAAACTCTTTAGATATTTTTTTATCTTTAAACCATGCTGTTACTTTATACATTGACTATCCTTTGTTTTGGTACTCCCGGTAGGATTCGAACCTACGATCGACCCGTTATGAGCGGGTGGCATTAGACCGCTATGCTACAAGAGTATTCTGGTGCCTCCTCCCGGACTCGAACCGGGACGCCATTATGGCCACAGATTTTAAGTCTGTTATGTCTACCTATTCCATCAAGGAGGCTAAATTGGCCTGCTCTACAGGATTCGAACCTGTGACCTACTGCTTAGAAGGCAGTTGCTCTATCCAGCTGAGCTAAGAGCAGATAAGTGTTTATAGTTGTGTGGGTTCTCTCTTTGTAAGGTCTGTCATGGACTTGATAATGCTATCCACGTTTTCTTCGGTGAGGTATCCTTTGACAGTATCGCCTTGTTCGGTAATACTTGGTAGTGCTATCATTTTGTTATCTAAAAAGACACCAATTTCATATAGTCCACTTTTACCGCCATAGGATATGTCGCTTCGAACAATGCTTAGTTCGTAATGAGGGCCAAACTTTACAAGTGCTTGCACACCATTCGGAAATTTGGTTTCCTCCATTTTGAGGTCTTTAAGTTTCATGTTCTACTCTGTTGTTTCGAGGATTTTTAATTGCGAGTTTAGTTCTTCTATGTATTCTTCTAATGTACTTATTGTTGTGTATAAGTGTCCGGTGTCGTGTTCTTGTATACGACTCCGGATCACTTTCACTGTTTCCGTAAGTACTTCAATTTTGTTTAGAACCTCGCTATAGTCTACTATCATTTAAAAAACTTTTCAAATTCTTCTGCAGCCTTTTGCTTTGTTTTACTTTTTGATTCAGTTTCATCGTATACGGGCTGTTTGTACATGTTAACGTATTCAATTTCTTCTAGAATCTCAATTCTGTCCTTAACCTTCTGTAGTGCTGTACGGATAGACTCGTTGTCTACTTTGTTGATTTCATCATTTAAAATCTCTACTATTTGTCTACTATTAATCATATCCGCTCTCCTTAATTATGTTACTAATATAACATCTAATGTTCATAATGTCAACTTCTTTTTTATCTTATTTACTAGTTTATTACAGATGGTAAATAGTAATATACTTTGTTAATGATATTTATTATAAAACAAAATACCCACAAAGTCAACACCATAAAAGGAAAACAATGAAAAATTTTATATTACCACACGGGCCCGATAAACTTCCACAGGACTGTGGAATAGGGTGGTTACTCAACGACAAAATAAGTGATAAAATTGTAGAAGCAACTACTGCTAATTTATTAGATTTTTATTCTATCAAATATAGAAAAATAAAACAAGTATCATCATATGACTTTGTAGACTTATGTCAGCAAGGGTTGGATAATGGATTCACAAATATTATGATTATGAAACAAGGAATTATTTTACAAGACTTTATAGAAGCAACAAAACCTTATTGGGGTAAAGAATTTAAAGACTGTGTTATTGTAGGACATATATTAGATAGAGAAGAAGCATGGTGGCAACTACATCCACAATGTATGTGGATAGATCTTGAATGGTGGGCTGAATCAGGGAAACCTTTCTTTGGTGAGAGATTAGATGATATTGAATGGACAGCTACTAAGGTAGAACGTTCTAAAGAAACGTTAAGTGATCATCAAACATATAATCCAGTATCAATTAGTGCTACAGATGAAACAGTTGATGTAGTAGGACAACGTACAGGTTGGAACTTATTAAACACTGCATTATCGCAAGGCAAAAAAGTAGCTATGTGGGATAAACATCTACGCAATCAGAAAGAATACGTATATGGTGAAATGGATGATCATTATGAAAAGTTTCATATGGTTGGTGCAGAGTGTTGGGTAACAAGATGGTATTCTGCAAATACAGAAGACTTAGATACTGTTAGAAAAGATCAAGTGTGTTCAGCTGTGTTTAGTACATGTGGCGGACTAAGTCCTATTATAAATGCATACATACAAGGTTTAAAACCAAATGGTAAATTAGTTTGTTACGATCAAGATGTTTTAGCATTACATATGCAAAGTCATATATTTAAAAATTGGGATGGAACTAATTGGGAACAATTTGTTACACAATATACATTAGATCATTTCATACAATCAATGTTTTTTACAAGACCTGAGAATTTAAAAATAGTAGATGAATATTTAAAAGACCTTGGACAAGACTTTGTTGATTGGTGGAGAAAAGAAGCACAATCATTTAACGTTGATTTTAAAAGGTTAGATGTTATGAACATTAATAGATTACAAATGTTCTTAGATCAAGAAGTTAACAAATTAAAAGAAAACGAAAAAGTTTTTATTGACAGTAGTAATGCATACAATTACGAAGTTAATTCAGTATTGTATTCTCAGAACATAAGACTTAAATGTGAAAGAGATATGATAAAATACCTTAAAGGGTGTAATGGAAGAGTTATATGGAAAGGGTTTGATACTTTATTAATTAAAGATCAACTGGCATATGAATATTTAAGAAAACTATTTCCTTGGCAAGAATTCTAAACCAAATTCCCTATCAATATATTTGTGATCTATTTTTATTGGGTTGTATTGTTCAAGCCATTTAAATACTATTTCAGGATCAAATGGTCCACAAGTATAAACGTCTAATTGCATTAATGCAGGATCACATTCGTCCCATGTGTGCAATACTATATGTGAAGTTTCTATAATTGTTGCAACTGTAAGTCCTCTGTTGCCAACCATATCTACATATTTTGCAAATGGCCCCATAAGTATTTTCATACCTATATCTTCGATCAGAGTTTTTACTTGGTTGCTAGTATGAGTTTCATCACTTGGCGGATTAAGCACTTCCGCTCTAATTATAATGTGCTTATGAACGATATGGGTCACAAGTATATTTATGAATTTGGCGGACCCGAGAGGATTCGAACCTCTGACCTCCTGTTTCGTAGACAGGCATTCTATCCAGCTGAACTACGGGTCCATTAATTATAATAACATAATGAGACTAGAAGTCAACCTTAAAAATGTATTGGAAATATGCGGGCTTTTGTTCGAAGGTGCCCGCAAACCTTATAAATTTAGAACGATACAGTTAGTTTAACACCAACTTCACGATCAGTTTTGTCCCAATCGTTATTCATTGATTGCTTGATACCTGCTTTTAATGAAGTAGCATCAGTTAATCTCAAAGATGTACCAATTTCTGCAAATGGTGTATCTCTGTTGATGTCTGTATAATCACCTTCGATTGATTTTAGACCGTAGCCTAATTCACCGTATGGTGTAAAGTTAGCGATACTTGTTTTAACTCCAACTTTTGGTGTTAAATGTAATTCGCTTTTAGTAAAACTATCGCCCCAATTGTACTCAGCTTCACCTGTTACATATGCTGTTGCAAGTGTAGATTCTGCTGAACCCAACGGCATGGAAATAGTTTTACCAACAGATACATTATAGTCTCTGTTTGTACCGTTATCTGATAACTGTACGCCTAGATCTAAAGAACCGTTAGTGTTATACACACTTACTGATCTTGTAGTATCGTTTGTTGATAATTCAACACCATAAACAGAGCCTTCAGCAGCCATTGTTAATGATGTATTATCATAATCGTCTGCGATAGCCGTAGACGAGATAAAGGCAGCCATGGCTGCTGTAATGATTAAATTTCTCATAAATGTTCCTTAATTTATAAAATGGTCCCATCTTCGTTAATGGAGGCACTTCTGTTGCCAGGTAGTACCCACCCCTACGTGCTTAGTTAAACTAAGCCGCTAATGCCATTTCTGGCGAATAATTGTCATTTGCAATTATAGTTTTTGTTCGCGGTAACGGCGCTTACATCCCGGTAACTCCACTCATCTATCCTAACAGTCGATCCTAGTTCAGCCCCATCAAAAACACACTTACAAGCAGTGATTCAATATCTCATCTATAAATGTGTTTATGGTGGAGCTGCTCGGTACTGCCCCGAGGTCCTGTCTAGTCGTCAAATCGCTTCAACGTTACAAGTTATATTTATACACTCTTGTTTATGTTTTGTCAACCTTTTTAAAGACATATTCAAAATTTTGTGTATTTGGATTATGTTGTACTAATTTTGCACCATTGCTAATATGAAAATGTGTAGCCATTGGTGTAAGTGGAGAAAGTGTAACCAAACGTTCAATATCATTTTTATCTTTATAATAATCTTTTAGTTTAGCTACAATTTCTCTGCCAGCTCCTTTTTTACGTGACCATACTGTGTATGCAACTGCTATACTAGCATCATCAAGTAAATTAGCATTCTGGCTTATAATGTTTAGTTCTCTTTCACTTTGTGGAATATCGTTACAATATGCAATGCATATAATACCTTGTATCTCATCATTGGCTTTTAGACCAAATATTTTTCTACCAAATGATGTTCTAAATTCCATATCTAAATTAGGCCTTACTGGATCTTCAGAACAATCTATGTCAGTTAGTTCAACTAGCTCACTAGATGATACCCACTTAAAGAAGTTATCAATTGAATCTTTAATTACTTTCAACAATTACTCCTATAGAGACGCAAACACATTATCAGGGGATGTTTCTCCATATGGATCTGGATCTGAATCGTTTACGTATCCTGGTTCAATAAACATTTTTGTAATTGTTCCGTTATCAACAATCATTGCATAACGCCAACTACGCATACCAAAGCCACGATTGTTAAATGTAACATCCATTCCCATACCTTTAGTAAAGTCGCCGTTTCCATCTGGAATAACTTTGACATTTTTTAAGTTTTGTGAATCACGCCATGCATTCATAACAAAAGCGTCATTAACACTAATGCAATAAATATCATCTACACCTTTGTCATAAAACTTCTGTGCATCCAATTCAAAGCCTGGAAGTTGAAATGTAGAGCAAGTAGGTGTAAATGCTCCAGGTAAACTAAACACAATAACTTTCTTGTTATTAAAAATTTCATCAGTAGATAAATCTGCCCACGTTGATGGCACAATTTCACAATTGTTAGATTCAGCATTTGGATCTGCTACTCTAACTCTAAATGACACTGATGGTACGGTCGTATTTTCTGTCATTGATGTTCTCCTATAGTTAATCAATTGTCATAATTATAAGGTGTTTTTTACATAAAGTCAAGCATTTTTATAGTTTTTTAATAAATAGTTATAATATGTTAGAATCAGAAGTATTACATTTTCAACAATTTATATCACCAATTCTAGGATTAGTGTTTACTGGAATAGTAGCACTATGGATTAAAGATCTGGTAGGCGATTTAGTAGCAAGCATACGTTGGAAAATGAAGCCAGGATTTGAACCAGGTGATGTTGTATATTTAGATGGTGAAAGAGCTACTATTATTAGTATAGGATATAGAGAAACTATATTTGAAGTTGATAATGGAAGAGGCAAAGTATGGAGATATATTTACAATACTCGTATTCCTACACACAGATTGGAGAAGTTGATTCATGAAAAATAAAACTATAAATTGGAGCCTTGCAGAATTATGTGCATGGATATGTGAATATGCATATGAAGATAAGCAAGCAATGAAAACATACCTATCTGCTAACAAAATAAAACATACAAATTTAAAATTCTTTGAACAAGATAACGCACAAGCATATGGAATTACAATGCATGATTATATTGTTATTGCATTTAGAGGAACAGAGCCACATCAATTTAAAGATATCTTAGCTGATATCAAAGCATGGCCTGCTGATGCAGAAACAAAAGGACATGTACATTCAGGATTCAAAGGCGAATTAGATAAACTATATCCTAATATTATAAAGTGGTTAGGTAAAAAAGTAACTACTAAAAAAATTGTAATTACTGGACATAGTTTAGGAGCTGCAATGGCAACTATATGTGCAAGTAGATTTCATCAGTTAGGTGCTGATCAAGTATTATATACTTACGGATGTCCTAGAACAGGAAATAAAGAATGGGGTAAACAATTTGATGACATAGAAGCATATCGTTTTGTTAATAACAATGATATTGTATGCCAAGTTCCACCATTTGGATATTATTCACACATAGGTGAATTATACTATATGTCTTATACTAATCGTATTAGTAACAAAATGAATTGGTGGCAACGTTTTGGAGATAAAGTAAGAGGAAGATGCAAAGCATGGAGTAAGTTTGAATTCTTCGATAGTTTATATGATCACCTAGGTGCTCATTACATTAAAAAAATTACTTCTCGTAAATAAGTTGTGTTTCATCAATACCGTGTTTCCACGTACCTTCTAAACTTTTAACAACACAAGATCCCATTTTATTAATTGTAAGTTCTAATTGTTCTTGACTACCTACGAGTTCTGCTTTTAATACAGAATAACATGGTTGTGGATTCTTTTCTATGGCAAGTATACACATATGTTCTAATCCATTATAACGCCAATTGTAACCAATACGTGTATCTTTGCCTTCAATAAATCCATCGTAACGTATTACATCCCATAATATAAACTTAACTTTATCTGGCTCTGCTTCTAATACTTTTTCATTGCTAGTTTCTGCAATTTTAGGACCATCTGCAACAACTGCATGTCCGTCATAAACAGTACTTTGTCCTTGTGCTAGATTTTTAAATTGTTCGTCATACATATCCCAACCAAGTATTGCATTACCATCTTTATCATTATAGGTAACTGTATCATTGTGTATAATAATATTAATACGCAAACCTCTAGAACATTGCTGTACTGAAGCTGGAAATAATTCAAATGATTTGTAATCTTGTGTGGAAGGTGTGCTTATAGGATAGCCCATTATTAATCCGGGCCATACTTTGTTAATTGTATCTATTTCTAAACCTAAGTCTAAATCTTGTCTGATTACAGATACAAATATTGGAGCATCATATTGATTCATATGTTGCATAGCCATATTACATGAAAAGTACTTTTCTTTTTCAGTGTACTTCTCTTGAATAATATCATCTATTATGTGAGTGAATTTTGCAATACCCATACCAAACTTTTTACCCATTCGCTTTGGAGTAAAATCTGGCATGTTGAGATTGATCCACGGATTATAAGAAATACTTATAATCCGCTTCAATATAACTTCTTTGCTGTATTGCTCTAAGATATCTAGTTTATCTTCTTGCGAAGGAGCTACAGTTAAATTTTGTATAATTTCTGATAATAGATGTATTTTGCTCATACAACTATTTATGCGATTAAAACTATACTTTATTTTGGTTTATTAATAAACTCAAGTTCGTCATCAGTGTAAGGCCACATTATGATGATTCCTTGTTTTTATCTGTTGTATAACCAAATCTTCCTCTGTAAACTTTACCACCATTTGCGATATACGTGATATCACCTCTACAAATACCAATGTCATTTAATTCGTATTCAGTTAATTGTGAAAGAGCTTTATAAGTTGCATTACGACTTGAACGTCTTGCTCTTGCTTCTAGAAATGCATCAAATGCATTTCTAACTTTGTCGCAAATTGCACAATAAGTTTTTGTTAGTGTTAGTGTTGTCATTTTGCTTTTCTCGCTTCAATTTCTTCACGTACTTCTGCAAGTTCTAACATTAACGCTTTTGCTTCTGCATAGTACCCTTGTCTTGCAAGTTCACTAGCGGCTTTTGATCTGCCTGCTTGTTCACCCATCTCAATTAATCGTGCAAATACTGCACTAATTTTTTCGCCAATTACTTCACATAATCTGCATGTTGTTCTGTATACTGTTGCTGTAGTCATTGTTAGATCCATCCTGTAAGGTTTTTATTAATTAAGTCAGCTCTATATTTAGGTCCCTGACCTCCGTTTGCTCGCATGTATTCATATGCATACGACCAGTCTTTACCGTATTCTGTTTTTGCGTAAGTCATTAGATTCTGGTCGATAGCCACACGAGTCTTACCGCCAAATATCAATGACCAAGCACTAAAAAAGTGTTTTATCATTTGTATTCTCCGTTATGTATGTGGATGTTTTTGGGAAAGCATCCAATTGTTTTGCCAGTCTCTCCTGGCCGCTACCACTGCGCCTATGTTGCCACTGCGCCACTTGTAAGGCATGGGTTATGCCCTGGTCTTTCCCGAGTGCCACTCATTTTTTCTAAGCTGAGGTCGCTTTGTGCTACTTTGCACATGTAAATTACTGTACAACGTTGTACGGTTTTATTACACATCTATTTATCATTTAGACCGATAAAAAGTAAGTAAGTATTGTTGCACTATACGCATTTACGAATTGCGTGTAGAGCATGACTCAATATCATTTAGTTGTTGTACTCTCATAGGTACGATTAAACTGATTATGTACTGTTACAAATGTTGTACATTTACTGAGTTGTTTTAATTTTAATGCACCTGCATATGTGCAAGTACTGCGTAATCCGCCTAGTAGATCTTGAATAGTACTTTCAACATGTCCACGATATGGAACAAGTACTTCTCTACCTTCACTACTACGATAATCTTTTAGGCCACCAAAGTGTTTTGTGTTTGCGGCATCACTGCTCATACCGTAAAACTGTACGAACTTCTTTTCTTGTACTTTATGTTTACGATTATTTAGATGCTCGCCAATTTCATATTCTAATTCATTTGTTTCATAGAACTTTGTAATTACTTCGCCGCCGCCTTGATCATGCCCAGCAAGCATACCACCAAGCATAACAAAATCTGCTCCACCTGCAAAGGCCTTAGCGACATCGCCAGGGCAAGTACACCCACCGTCAGCAATAATGTGACCCCCAAGTCCATGGGCGGCATCTGCACACTCGATAACCGCAGATAACTGCGGGTATCCAACACCAGTTTGTATCCTAGTAGTGCAAACAGAGCCGGGACCAATACCCACTTTAACAATATCAGCTCCACTTAAAATTAACTCCTCTGTCATTTCTCCGGTAACTACGTTACCTGCTATAATTACTAAGTCTGGAAATTGATCACGTACTTTACGAACACGTGCCGCAAAATGATCACTATAACCATTAGCAATATCCATACATATATATTTTAATTGATTAGTATCTGCTTGTACACTAACTAACTTTAAAAAGTCAGCATCACTTGTACCAATACTCATAGCGACATTTTGTGCTCGTCTACTATCTGGGTAATCGTTATTAAAAAATTCTACAAGTTGTTCTGCTGAATAAGTCTTAACTAGGCAAGTAAAGATACCTTGTTGTGCAAGAGTGTCTGCCATTTCAAACGTACCAACACCATCCATGTTAGCGGCCATAATAGGAACACCTTCATATTCTGCTTTACTGTTTCTAAATTTAAACTTGCGTTCTAGCCTTACTTGTTTACGTGATACAAGTGTTGAACGTTTGGGACGAATCAATACATCACTATAATCTAGTTTTACTTCGTTTTCAATTCTCATTATTACATACCCTTTTTCTTAAATCTGTTGTGCTAAATCTGTGATCTCTTTTATTAAAGTGTAACTCAATGCCACGCTTACGACATACATCTTTTCCAGTAAATTCTTTTTCTTTATATTCGTCGCCTAAGAATCTAACATCTAACTGAAACAGCTCTAATATATCAATTAAATCTTGTTCAGTTTGATATGGTACAATCTCATCTACAAACTTTAATGCATTTAGTTGTGCATAACGTTCTACCATTGTTTGTATAGGCTTATTTTTTGTATCTGGACGATCAATAGTTGGATCACTTTGCAATCCTACAATTAAAATATCACAGTTTGCTTTTGCTTCTCTGAGCATGCCTATATGACCTGCGTGTAACAAATCAAATGTACTACATGTAAATCCTATTCTCATAATCCTAATACTCCATATGCTTCGTATGGCAACCAATGTGTATTCATTCTTTCAGGGTGCCAAAGTACTGTTATAATGTTATCTAGTTTCCAGCTCTCACAATTTCCATCTTCGTCTGTTGCTAATGTTGTTGCTCCATACGGTATACTACTTAATATTTCTTCGTGACGACTGTGAACTTTAATCTCACTACCATTGTAGTATACATTATGATCTTGCTTGTGTCTACCATTTAGTGCGATTTTACCACCAAAACTCACGTTGAGGAATTGGCATCCTCTGCTGATTCCTAGTATAGGTTTATTATAGAGCTTTGCTAAATCTAACGTGTGCTTTTCTACTCTTAAACGGTTTTCATCATATTGCCAATTACCGGGTACCATACTGTTACCACCTGTAAACACTACTAGATCGCTTTTAACCACAATGTCTGTTTGGTAGTGTTCTAAGTTATTTGGAATTGGTCTTAATGTGTGTCCAGAGAACATGTCATAGAATCCGTGATCTAAGCTGTCGTATGGACCGTTTCGAAAGTCAATCACACGTTGCGTGATTGCTATTTTCATTTATTTTATTCTGTTTTTTCTAATGTGACTTCTAATGGAAAACCATTTCGTCTAGATTCTGTAATAGCTTCAACACATTTCTGTTCAGCTACTTCATAACTATATGTGCCTGCAATACCTCGGCCTTTTTCGTGGACCTCAAGCATCACTGACTTTGCTTCGTCTAATGTTTTATTAAAAGTTTGTTGTAAAACAATAACTACAAAGTCTTGCGGAGTGCTTTCGTCATTAAGTATGATCACATTAAACTTAGGTGGACTACTTAATTTAGTGATTTCTGCTACTTCGTCTTGTGATGCTTGTGCCATGTTTTACCTTTTAATCTATGTTAATTGTTCTTGGTTTCTTTTCGTCTGGAATATTCTGTTCCAATGTAACTACTAAGATTCCGTTATCTAGTTTAGAAGATGTTACTTCTACATAATCAGCTAAACTAAATTCTCTATTAAAGTTTCTAGTTCCAATGCCTTTGTGTAAGTATTCAACTTCATTATCGCTTTCTTTTTTTTCTGCTGAAATTGACAATGTGTTTCCATCTTGTTTAATTGTTAGTTCGTCTTTATCAAACCCTGCAACTGCTAAACTAATCGTATAGCTATTATCGCTTTCCTTTACAATATTGTATGGGGGATAACCACCTGTTACGTTAGCTGAAAATGCATGTTGCATATCATCAAACATCTTATCAAAGCCTATAGTAGCTTTATAAAAGTCTGGTAGGTTTAATGTTGTTAATCTAGTCATAATTGTTCTCCTTTGTTAAGCAAGATTATTTAGAACCCTTTCGGCGTTCTATGTATATAGAAATCAGTTCTATTATACATTGTTATTTATGCACATCTGTGCAAAAATTCTTTAATTATTTGTATACTTGTCTTTAGCAATACGTCTACGATGTCTAGCACGTCCTGCCGCTTCTGCTTTAAGTCTTTTTTCCGTATTACTTATAAAGTGTTTACGGTCACGAACTTCTTGCATAATACCATCTTTAGCAATCATCTTTTTTAATCTTCTCATTGCTTGTTCAACGTTATTATTTCTAACTTCAACTGTTAATCCGTTTCCGCCTTTTCTGTCTCTGTCTCTGTGATTATTATTTGCCATAATTTATATTTTCCCGGTTACCCTGTTATTTTGTGATGATATCTGCTCGTACTCTACTTCTAATAAGTATGCAAACGTATTTAGCAACTCTTTTGCCATGTCTTGTTTACCACGTTCTCTACCTCTTAATAAAACAGTAACCATTAGTTTATTATTTTTTTCCAAAAACTTACGAGCCATTCTGGCCTTTGTTTCTAAATCATGTGTATCAATATTTAGACCCATGCGTATTTCTTTGGTCTCAACAACGCTCTCTCGTTGCTTTTTCTTTGCCAGTTTTTCTTTTTGTTTTAACGAGTACAAGTGCTTATTAAGATCAGTTATTTTGCATACAGGTGGTGTTGCTTTATCTGCAACTAGTATCAAATCTAACCCTAATGACCTGGCCTCTTTTAAAGCATCTGTTGTTGACATGATCTGGCTTTCCATATCATCACCTGATACCCTAATTTGTTTATGTCTTATCTTCTCGTTGGAAATAACAAAAGGTTTTTCCTCACGTCTTTTATAATTTCTATTCTGCATTGTCACCTTTAATATATTGTGGCTGTGCGTTTCTAGAAATAACTTGTTCATTTATAATAATTTTTCGTATTCCTTGCTCGTATAATTCAGGTAAGTTATATTGTGTTTCTAATAATGAAGCATCTAATATCTTACGTAAACCTCTAGCTCCTATTTCTTCTTTAATTGCAATGTCTGCAACTTCTTCTAATGCTTTTATTGTAAACTCTATTTGTATTTTGTCAAGTAGAAAAAGCTCTTTTATTTGATCTACAATACTATCTGTGGGTTCAGTTAGTATTTTTACAAGATCGTTCTTATTTAAGGGGCTAAGGACGTTTACAGACGGTAATCTACCCACAAATTCGGGTATAAGTCCATATTTCACTAAATCACGTGTTTGTAAGTGCTTTTCCCACTGTTCTATATCGGTGTCTAAATCGTCGTTAAATCCTATCTTCGACTTACCTAGGCGATTAACCACAACATCTTGTAGACCTACAAAGGCTCCACCTACTACAAATAGTATCTCACTGGTGTCAATATCTACTTTCTCCGGGTTATGTTGCGGTTTGTTCGGAACCGTTACTACTATACCTTCCATGAGCTTTAAAAGGCTCTGTTGGACACCTTCTCCAGATACGTCTCTACTCAAACTAACATAGTCATTACGTTTAGCTTTCTTATCAATTTCGTCAACATATATAATTCCATGTTGTGCTGATTCTATATCATAGTTAGCGGCTTGAAACAATTTGTGTATTAGTACTTCTGAGTCATCACCTGCATAACCGCTTTCAGTTATTGTTGTTGCATCAGTTACTACCATTGGAACATTAAGCAATTTAGCAAGTGTTTGTGCCATTAGTGTTTTACCAGTTCCTGTAGGACCAGCAATTAATACATTACTTTTTTGTAGCTTGGTTTTTGTTTTAGAAGTTATTCTTTTATAGTGATTATATACTGCTACACTTAAAGTCTTTTTTGCATGATCTTGACTGATAACATTCTCATCTAAAAATTTATGAATTGCTCTTGGCGTTGGAAGAACTGTTTTCTTTTGCAATGCGTCAGATACTTTAACTTTGTCATTCTTAACTATACTATAACAAAATTCAACACACCCACTACAAATATGGATATTGTTTTCTCCTGCTAATAGTTTAGTTATTTGTGTAGTGTCTTTACCACAAAAATTACAATGAGGTAAATTACTTTTCATCAAAATACTCTGGATTCATTTGCAACCTTACAAAATTATTAATATCATCTATAGAACGTACAACTAGGTTAGTTCCTGTAGCATTTATTAATTTTACAGTTTCCCTTCTCTTGTACTTATCACTATAAAATAGCACCGTATTCTCAGTTTTTTGTGATTTTAAAAGTGCCGCCATAATGTCTTCCCATGCACAAGTATCTACATCAACTATCATAAAGTCACATGTATTAGATACATTCCATACCCACGGTAATGTAGCTGACGTTGTTTTTTTATTTTGTACAAAAAATACTACACTTGTAGCAATGTATTTTTCAAACAATTCTTTTATATCTGTTATTAATATTTCATTAGTGCTAGAAATACATATTCCTATTCCATGTTCCGTTAACATCAAATCTGGAGCTGTTACAGTGTAACTATCATTATCAATTGTCATTATTAGTATCTTTGATCATTTCTTTGTATACTTGTGTAAGAACTGTCTGGTCAGCTCTTGATATTAATTCTTTTAATTCTAGTGATGCATCGTCAGCAAAAATATCTTCAATTTTCTTTTTAATAACACCTTCAGTTTGTAAATGTCCACTTCCTGGCCAACTTCCTGTGCTACGCATTTCTGCTACTATCTTAGTCACTAGTTCTTGTTTGTCTTTTTTTAATGTCTTTTTTGACTTATTATTTAGATCGTATTGTTGTGCATCTAGTAGATATTCTCTGCGACCTTTTTCGTTAATAGTATATTCCTTACCTTCTTTGTCTATGAAAACTTCTACTTCTTTTGCAGGAACTTCATCTTGTACAACAGGCTCGGGGCTAATCGTTTCGTCTTCTTTATCACTAGTATCATCTTCTTCAATGCTGGGTCGATCTTCGTTGTCTCCCATTTCATCTTCTTGTGTTTCTTCATATATTGTATTTATTTCGGTCTTGCTAGGCCTGGGAAACCTTTCTACTAACGTTATACCTGATATAACAAGTACAATAGCTAGTGGGTCGAAAACCAAAACAAGTAATAATATGACAAATCTAACTGCATCTTCTAACATGCTTCTAGTAGGATCTGATCCATATATTAGTTCAGCAATATATTTAACAGGACCAACTTCTGCTTCTAATGCTCTGCTTTGTCCTTCTAGTTCAAATTTTTGTTCATATAAACCATCTAGTGTTGCAGTGGCATCAGTAATAATACTACGTTGTGTTAGTATCTGGTCTGTGCTATCGTCTTGCTGTCCTTGTCCAAGTTGGGCTCTAAGTCTAGTAATTAATTCATTCGAATCAGCAATTTGTTGTTCTGCTAATGCTCGTAATCTTTTAATTTCTGTTCTAGCATCTTTGATAACTTGATCATCATTGTTGTCTCTAATTTTATTTAACTGAAAAATAGCTACCTGTCTATCTTTAGTTTTAGTTTCTCTAAAATCTTTAACTGCTTTTGCAGTTTTAGAACCATATCTTCCGTCTTGAGATGCTCCTATTAATCCTTGTAGCTTTTTAATTTCTTCATTAGCAATATACTGCTCAATAAGTTTTAATTGATTATCAATACTTTCAATTTGATTTTTAAAAGGTAATTCTGCTACTTTTGATTCTTCTTTTAATTCTTTAATAATTTCATTTTGTTCATCAATAGATGGTTGCACACCTTTATATGCATTTTCAATTCTAGTTGTTTCTTCACGTATTTTTTGCTGTAGTTCATCATCAATAGATGTATCTAACGTTTCAAGTTTAATAATTTTATCATCAGCTTTTTGTATTACTGTTTTCTCTCTAGCAATACTTGTATCAATACGTTCTATAAGAGCGACATTCTCAGTGGCAAGGCTTGTTTGTTCTATGTGTGCTTTTGAAAGAAACCCAAATATACCCATGCTTGTAATAAACATAAGTAACACCACTGCCACTGAGAGATATGTCTTAATAAGTATGGGTGCCTGTCGCCAATGTAAATGTAACCACACTGCAGACGTTAGTTTACCAATTTCTAGTACGGTACCCATAATAATAATTGGTACTATGGCACTGGCAAAAATTGCAACAAGACCAACAATGCTGTAGTAGGCCGCCACTGCACTGATTGATAATGCTACTAGAATTGTCCAATAACCAAAATACCTCATTATTATTTTCCTATGTTGTAACGAATAGCATGGCCTTCTGTGACCAATAATTCGTTAATGTTAATTTCATTATTTTTTTCATCTCGGATTTTGATTGTTCCAAGGATACGACCATACTTTCCTCTTTTGTTAAGGATAGTGGTAACTTCAAACTGTTTAGGTAAAAGATCCATAAGTCGTTGTTTAGCATCTAAGCCTTTTTGTTTTACAACAATGTCACTTGATCTGCTATCTGGAGTATCCACTCCGTAAAGTTTTAAACGTTGTTTAATACATAAATCAAAACCTAGATCAATTTCTAAGTCTAATGTATCACCGTTAATAACTCTAATTAATTTTGCGTTGTATGTATACATAAAAATCTTTCACATTCTTTAAACAGCTATACTTAAACTGTATAGTATTTATTGTTATATTGTTTAGTTAATATACTATGTTTTGCTATAATTAGCAAGCCATAATTTTGCCGCTCTACCGGTTGGTGGTTTTGATAGAAATTTACGGATTTCTCTGTATACTTGATCAAAATTTTCTTTTCGATCTGGATCTTCCAAACCTCCACTATTGTCTACTACGTGGAAATTAGCCGCTCCAAAAACCTGTTGAAACTTCATGATATTTTCTTGTACTTTTTGCCACATCATTGAAACAATGTCATTGCTTAATCTACGTTGTCTTGATTGATTACGTTCTTGTGCAACGGATTCACTTGTGTTAACAAATAGCATCATAGTTGTATATCCTAATTTTTGTAACTGTTTAGTAGTCTCAGAAACCTTTTGTACATTCTTTCCTGTACCGTCAATAATTAATCCAAGACGTCCATCTAAATACAATCCTTCTTTTGTCTTTGTAATCTCTTTAGCACGATTGCGAAGTTCTTGTCCTTGATCACTACTAATTGCATCAGGATCAGACAAATCAAAGTTATGTTTGTTTGCCAAGTATTCGTATGCATCATCACTGTTAATAGATTTTAATCCTGTTCCTGACAATAACTTGCCTGCCACATAGCTTTTGCCCGAGCCAGGACCACCTGCTAGGAACACCGCTTTAAATATGTGAGGATCATTTGGACCTTCTAGTACTTGCTCACGTTCTAATATATCATGTATTTTCATACTTGTATTTATTAAAATAATACAATATATATTATATAGTGATAAAGATTATACTTTTCTTGTAACAACTTTGTCAGCCAAACCAAAATCTACTGCTTCTTGAGCAGACATAAAATTATCACGTTCCATTGCATCTTCTAGTTGAGCAAATGTTTTGCCAGCTGAATTATGATGCACATAAGCCTGTGTTAGTTGTTGCTTCATCTTAAGAATTTCTTTAACTTGAATTTCCATATCAGTTGCCTGTCCACCTGCACCACCGCTTGGTTGGTGAATCATTGTACGACTGTTAGGCAACACAAAACGTTTACCCGGTTCTCCTGCCATTGCAAGGAAACTGCCCATGCTACATGCTTGACCCATAACAATTGTACTTACTGGAGATTTAATAAATTGCATTGTATCATAGATTCCTAAGCCTGCTGTAACTACTCCGCCTGGGCTGTTAATATAAAAATTAATAGTTTCGCTACTATTTTGTGATTCTAAAAATAGCATTTGTGCAACAATTAAGTTTGCACTGTGATCATTAACATCACTTGTAAGCATTACGATACGATCTTTTAGCAAACGACTATAAATGTCATATGCACGTTCGCCTCTGCCTGTACTTTCGATTACTGTTGGTATTATCATGATATCTCCTATTTGTTGTATCTTGCTTGTAAATCAAAAATTATACTATATCTTTCTTCTAAATCTTGTTGTGGGTTATGTATCATTCCATGTGTAGTAGGAATCCATCCACTTAGTTGTGAGTGTTCTCCGAACATCCACATCTGTTTATTTTTAGTAAGTTCTTTTATAATTTCCCATTTGTTTGTCTTTGTATTTAACGCTCTAAATTCTGAGTAGTTTTCACCCAAGTGTAATCCACCTAAAGTTTCATCAAAATGTTCATCACCAAATCGTTCTGTGTTCCATTTACGATGTTCAACTATATTTTCCTTTGTAGCATTATTAGTATTATACTGTATAATCATTAATTTGTAAAGATTTTCTTTCCACAAATCTTGTTGATCTGAATAGCACTCATTTAAGTAATGATCTAATACAGGTTTAAAATCATTGTGCATATCTACGAAATAATCAAAATCTTCATCGTCTAATTTTGTTGACCAATCGTATACATACAGTTTTTGTCTTTGTACGAATTCTGTAGGATTTTCTAGTTCCCAATGTTCTGGGCTTGCCATGAAATCACTATCATAACTAAAAACATTTCCAGAATGTATTTTAGAAAAACTCTTGTTTGGTATATTTGGATCTTCCCAACTACTTATATCTTGTTGGGTATTATGTCTAGTAAAATAACTTTTATCAAGTTTATCAAATAAACGTTTTGCTACTTCAAATCTATTATTATACTTACCAGACAATAGTGAATTATCAGCAATAGGCCAAATACCTTGTTGCTGATAATCATCTAATATTTCATATGAATGATCACTAAAGTTCATTTTTGATTTCTGGCACTTTTCTAATTTCTGTTTCGCCAGTTGCATCTTCAACCACTTTAATATAACCGGTTGCTTCAAGCATTTTTAATGTTTCTTCCATACCCTTGAATACACCTTCTTTGTACCCACTTTTATAATTAAAATAAGCACATGCGATTACAAAGGCGCACATTATTAATGTTAATTCGATGTCCATAAACATATTTATCCTTCCATTGTTATTGCACCTAATGCAATTGCATAAAGTGAATGTGAGTGAATCTTAGTCATTATATCCAAAAGATTTGCTTTTTCTTGTAAGAAAACTTTAGCGAACTTTGGATCGTTTGCTACGATATCTGCACTGTTGTCAATTAAGTCAGCTAGCTTGATAATTTGTGCTTGCTCACTTGCTAATCCAAGACGTTTAGCATCTATGCCTTTACGTACTGCCCTGTTACCATCTTCGGGTTTACTAGTATCAGTTAATTCAAGAACCAACTTAAATACAACCCAACCAAATTCTTCAGCAATCATTGCAGGCGATACATGTGTGTCTTCGATGACATCATGTAGCAATGCCGCGGCGATCATCTCATCAGTTCCGCCATGCTCTTTTACAAGTCTAGCAACCCTGATTGGATGTACGATATAATCGTCTCCGCTATATTTTCGTTTCTGACCAACTGCGGCATGAGCCACAGTTGCGAAAAGTTTTGCTTTTTGAATGATGTCCATTTTTATTTCCTATTTTAAGTAATGAGGACCAGTCCATGCTACACTGTATTCTTCAAATACGTTACCACGTGCGGCATTCCTAGCTGGTGCATTCCAACCTGCGGCTTTAAGGATATCACCTTTTTTGAATAGTTTATCATCATCTGTATTAACAATAAAACCCCAAACGCCATTATCACGTATAATCTTAATATACTTTTTACCAGTCTTAACAGTAATACTATCATCAAAATTATCAACAGTTTCTTTAAAGTAACCTGACAATTCTTTTGTACCACCAGCAGTAGTCCAATTGATGTAGTCTGCTTTGATCTTACCTTTTAGTGTTTCAATTTGTGTTTGCATTTTGTAACTCCTTTTGTTTAACTATACTTACAGTATATGATAAGATGTCTTGGTTGTCAACCATAATCGTAAAGAAAAAACCCTTATAAAACAAGGGTTTCTAAATTAATTTAAAAAAAGATTAATAAAACCTACTGTATAATTGGCTATAATCACGCCTATAAACACGTCAAATACCGTCACTAGTCGCTTCTTTCGCCATATCCGTAGTCTACTATAACCGGAAAACGTGGAACACCATCTGGCGTTAATTCGAAGTATCTACACGTAGCCCAATTTGGTGCATTTTTGGATTCCCACAATTTTGATAACTGTGCTTGTTGTCCTCTAATTCCACTACCAAATTCTTTACCATCTTTATCCCTAAGAATAAAACGTTTAGCATGTCCAGCCCAATTACCTTGACCTTCAAGCATTTGAATAACAGTAAATTCTTCTGTGATAAACTCTTTACGTTTTAGCAAGTTTTTACTTCGCTTGCTTTCGTATGGAGTATCATTACGTACCATTTGACCTTCATATCCGGCTTGCATATACCCACTATACATTTCATCTAATTGTGCTTGATT